CCCACTTTTACTTGGTGCGGTCCACACCAGGTCTTAGCCTGAGTCAGAGGTCCAGAATGACCCACGCCGTGTTAGGATTATACCTAAAGAACCCATTTTCCAGATACCAAGATGCGTCAGTCTTGATAACTTGGTCCATCAGGCCTCAACTACCACTCAATTATTAACCACATTGGATTGACGGAAGTTCGAGACATATCTATGCTCACCATAGAATTCCTTCTCAATGGCCAGCCCCAGTACTTTTGCGCTCATACTGAAACCCCACCTTCCTTGACCAACCGTAGATGATCCGATGTATCTTGATAGCCATCCCATTAGCTGGATGATATATGCTTATTCAGCGTCCAACGTTTTGGTAACCTCTACTACAATACACCAATTTATTACATAACCAACAACAATTATGTAGGATCCTATACATGGTAATTTCCCTGTTGGGTGTTAGGATTTAAATCAATGAAGTTCCCACCTTCATTGATAGCCCCTAGCTGTCTCTCTATACCAGGGCCTTGTATAGAGGGCTCAATGCGCTATAAACATCTATAAATAACTTACCAGATTTGGTGAAAGCTGCTCTTACTTTATCCCATATCGTGGATGAGTTATGATCGCGTGTCTTGGTGATCAAACCAGTACTTGATACCAAACCACCAATCGCGTTCAAGACATTTATATGTTTGAGCAATTTAGGACTAGCAGATTTAGGCGAAAAATAAGGAAATTGTTCTTGCCTTACTATTATTTCAAAATTGTAATACATTTCAACAGTAATACAAGGCGAGGTGCTCTGTATACCATATCCACATATTGCATATGAAATATTTGCATTTGTAGGTTGCCAGCCAATATATTTAACCGATGCGTCAACTTCACTTGTACGATCGACGTAATCTATAGTGCTGCCGTTGTCTACAAATACTTGGTTCAAAGGATCTGTTGGGACATATACACAAGTAATACCATCTGGACGATCAACGAGAGAACAGGTTTCAGCCCATTGACCTTGTCTGATATTATCAAAATCACAAAATTGACCCAGAGGCCCACTCCACTTGTCTGGTAAAGTGAAGGGTCCCAATACCTCTTGATCCTGAGCATTCCATCCAGCAATCACTCTATAAGATTTAACATATGATGCAGCTGCTGCAATCATACCTGATTGTTGAATTTTCTGCCCAGAATACATAACTTTGATACATGCAGATGTTAATCTGTATTTATCAAAGCCTTGTGTCACTACACGAAATGGCCTGGCCTGCCATAACCCTAAACCAGCAGTGGTACCATCAAGTAAGGAATCATCATTTACATACACATTTGAGAAAGTACCTTGATAGAAAGAACCAATCTGATTGAGAACTTCCTGAGTACCTAAGTAATTCGGGCACCAATAGATGCAAAAATTACCTAGTCTATTTGGTGTGATTGTAAATGTTTCCTTAAACCTAAAAGTAGTTGTTGGTACAGGCATGTAGCTTGGTGATTTGATATCAAGATTATCCTTAAAAACTACATCTGGATGGTAAATACCATAGATATAATCAGCAAGAATATTGTCTCGATAATCTGCGTACATTTCTTTCAATCCTTCTTCCCGTTCGTGCGCGAACGTGTCCTTAAGCTTCCCCTTCATCTGCTCCAAAGATGCAAGTCTAGTTGACACCTTTGAGAGAGCACTTTTAATAGCATCAACATCGGACTTGTTGATACTACCCTGTAACTTTGTGTTGTTATTTCTAGAAAATGAATTAGCAGGTTTCATTTTCTAGAGGCCACCTGCAAGCATTGAGATTGGTCTATCGGAAAATTCAGCATCTATTTGACTATTTACTAATTCTAAGCAACTAGGTGTCAACTTAGAAGTTTGTTTAGTTTCAATAGACTTCATCGTTTCCCAATAACTTCCGACAATCTTCACGCAAGTCTTACGAGGCTTGTAAGAATAACCATCAAATTGTTCTTCGGCCTCAAGAGGCAATGTGATACGTATATCCTTACCATTCTTATATGTCTTTAACACTTCATTTTCATTATCTATGGTTTTTGCCATTCTCAAATACATGGCTGCCATGTCTTGAAAATAGTTTATTCCAGGATAACTAGTAATTAATGCTAAAGCCTGGTCATATAAGTAACGTGCCTTGTCTTTCTTGCCCATAATCAAAAATTTTCTTGAATACTTTGATAATGTAGTAAATTTACCCGGATCTCGTGTTAAGAATATATGTTGAGTGTGATAATTGGTGTACCATGCTCGCAATGAACAAAATTTTATAGAAGAGGGAGGTCCAAATTCTATAAATTTTAAAATTTGTCCAATGCCATATATTCTATCATCCAATCCTTCATAGGCAGGTCCCGTGAATTTAGGTTTCTTTAACCACAATTCATCATATCCAAGTTTAACTTTTGATAAATTAACACCTAATTTATACATTACTGTGAAATCATCACCTTTAGAAAAACAAATAAAATGCTTACCAAATTCTAAACCTAGTTTATAATTGGTAAACCAATTATACATACCCATACGTAAAGTGTTCATTAAAGTTGTATCACAATCTCCACTAAACACCGTGCCTAGCACAGTATAAGTCATAATTGTTTTTCTTTGTTTTCCCGTATTGTGAATCACATCCATAGTTTTGTATATCATATTAGCCACATATTCAAATAATTCTTTTGGAACATGATGTATTTTATCCAGGATTCTATTATATATATAACGATCCAATTCTTTTAATTGAAAGTCCTGAGTGTTATCAAAGGCACTTCCGTCACCTTCGGCTGCAATAACAAAACCATCATCAATATAATGATTAATTTTGTCCTGCATCTGTGTAAGGTTCAAACCTCCACAATAACAAGGAATCTTTTCTGAAAAGAGTTCTTCCAATTTCCAAGTAACTGGTCCCATTATATACTTAATTAAATCAGGTATGCTGCATACCATTCTGGGTTTTCCATCAGTTCCTTGTACTTCCACTTTACAAATTGCTTCATAATGTAGTTTACTAGGGTCCATACTAGAGACATTAGTAAAATGTTCATTAAGAGGGTCTGTACCGTGAATGTACTCATGCACTTTTTCCATACGCTTTTGTTTACTACGAGTTAAATGATTAAACCATTGGTTGTACGAATAACCAAATGAATTTAAATCATCTCCAATCAATTGATCTATCTTCTGCTTAGCAAAATTTAGAAACTCATTGCAAACTTGTTCATCTGGAATAGGTGCAGATTTTATTTGTCTTTTAGCTGCTGCAAATATTGTTCGTTTACAATTATTGTATAATATTGAATCTCTATCAACTGTTGTATCACTAAAAATTTGCGCATATCTTGGTTTATCAGTACAAGTACATCTGATGTCTTGGCAATCTATTTTATCAAAATTTACCAAATCCTTAGCTGCTAAGTTCTTAATTTCTTTATCACGGATAATTAAATTAAGTTTTGGTAAATTTCCATAAATACAATCACCTTCTTGCACTAAATCACCAGATCTTTGCAATTTTCTTAGTAATTTAGAGAATGATTTGTCATGTGGTAAATATTTTATAGGTATTAATTTTTTGAATGGATACAATCCAGTAAATCTAGGAGGAGCTGCTTGATCTTGCATTTCTTTGGAATAACAAATACCATTCAACTTCCTAAATTTACTAGGTTGCACAATGCTTACAGGATTTAATGAAAATTTAATTTAGAATCTGATTCTAAATTAAATTTGACTTCTTTTTCTACATTAACATTAAAGAGGTTACGGATCTTAAACGCAATGTAGTCGTTTAATACACCCTTTGAGAATGCTTCACGTAATCCTAAGGGGCCTACGTTGAATTTGTTCTTTTTGAGTGTATTAACCAATTCAGCTTCGTTAGATTGGAGAGATGCTGTTAATAAAGATTCTATTGCTAGTGTATCTTTAATAGCATACATCAAAGCAGGAACTCCTTCTTTAATTAAATCTAAATCTTCAACATTATTATTAATGTATGAAAGATTGGTTTTAACTAAAGCAGGTGTTAGTTCAGGAGTATTAATTAAATTCAAGGTGACCTTATTTAATACTCTTTTTGGAACTGCTTTGTAAATTGATGATGAGCTAGCATTTGGAATTCTACAATTCAAACTTTCATAATGATCATATAAACGACCTGGTCGTCTAGTTCTCAATACTACGGTTTGTTGTGAATCATAGATTTCAACATCAGCAATTTTTGATACAGCTTTTTGTTCACTGCAGTTAGATTGCTGTAAGCACATTCTCATTTTACAAAGTGCCCTCTGATCTACGTCACTGAATAAAAGAAGTTTGAGCGATGCAATCCTTTCACTACTATCATCGAAAAACTCATCTCCAACTGCCAAGTCAGGGAATGTATCGTTAAATACATGTTTAACCAATTTAAATCTTTTGATGACTAGACCACCAAGATTAAATTTGTCTAACTGTTGTAATTCGAGATAAAATTCAGCCTGTTGGTCTGATTTGTCAAATATAATTTCTGCTGATTTATTATATAAATAAATGTTATTATAAGTTTTCAAATCAGAATTGATCTTGACAAGATATCTGATATCTTTATCTTCTCCTATGAAAAGTCGATTTAAACCAATTTCTTTTGTACCAACAGTAATTATTTTAGTATTTTCCTCCATATCCACGGGGACATAGATATATCCAAAACCAACTACTCCAGCACATAAGTCTTGGGTCATTTTAAGTAATTCTGAATTACTAAAATGACAGAGAGTGTCTCCAAAATCAATAATACCACTAGGTGCGATATTTTGTTTATTAGAAACAATCACTTCTAAATTTTCCTTTTCATATAATGGAGTATCAACTGTTCTACGTATAACATCATTTTTAGTGAGATTTATCTCATAAGCAGTACATGGTTTAGCCATGATTGCTTTACGAGCATCATTAAACACACAGGTGGCATTTAATGTATTTATTTTTCCTCCATAAAAAGATGTTGTACCTCGAACACCAACTCCGCAGTCATTATAATTTAAATAGTCACAGTATCTGCGGATGACTTCAATTTCAGTAGTATACACATTCTCCTTTGTATGGATATTTGTATTACTACAGGTAGTGACAGGAATATTGTATTGCTCTTTTAATGTTGCAACATCTACAGTAGTGGTTGCTACTGCTTCAGTTGCAAATAAGTTTGATACATGAGCAAAGTGTTTCTGGACCTTACTTTGTTTTGTATCAAAACTAGATTGGGTGTTTGTTTTGTTGCTTTGATTAGAAATGCTGACATTTGAAATGCT